AGATATGTGTGGCTGCTTGTGTTTGATCGAACGGTACAGTTGCATTTGGATCATCAGAACTAATATCTTTTTCAGTCCAAGAAGATGTGTATGTATCTAAATACGTTTTTACATCTGCTTCACTTGCAAGTTCACCAAGTCCAGTTTCACTTGAACCATCAACCGTTGCACCAATCATAACTTCAGAAGTATCTGGATAATATCCACCATCATCTATCCATGTTGGAATTGTTCCATTTGCTTCTAATTGATATTTAACTATCTTGTTTGCCATTTGGTTTCTCCTTATTATCTAAAAGTTTAGTATTGAGCGACTCTTCATCGTATAGCTTAAATCCTCTTCGCTCTGCGAATTTTACAGATTCACCAGAGAATTTATCAGCGCACGCTTCTAACCATTGCATGGTCATTTCGTGAGTTGGCGCTTTGTTTTCATCCATTAACTTATTTTCCATTTTTAAATAAGCATAAATTTCAGCTTGCGCCTGAGCACTATTTATACCCATGTCAAAGAGATAAATCAAGTTTCCTTCATCAATGACTCCACCTCTTGCACGAGCAGCATTCAGAGCCTGTTTCATACACGTCATTACGTGATATCTAGCCTCCTCTTTTTCGTACTCTTCCTCTGTGATATCATCTTTACCCAGCTTCTTCAATATACTTTTGTATTGATTGGTAAAGAAGTTCATCTTTCTAATAGCACCAGATACTGAATTTTGTATATTATTCATGTTTACTTTGACCTCTAGAATCTCAGTTTCTAATAGCTCTCTTTCTAGCTCATCTTTAAAATCACCATCAGCTAGTTTCTTTTCTTTTTGACGAAGCTCTATATCTTTCTTCATCATTTTAAGTTGTGCCTCTTCTAAGGCCATTCTAGTTTTATCTAATTCAGCTAGTGTATGCTTGACTGATCTAATAGGTGTGATTGCTGTAACATCTAACATAACACCCATAAACTGTGAGTGTGACTTGTAGAAGTTTGAGCTTGATTGTTTTATTGCTGGTAGTGTTGCGTTAATGTTGGTTAACATTTGTTTATACTCTTTTTTAACCA